TCAGCCCTCGAGCGGCATCCACATGACGCACCCTGCTGCGGCCTGAGCCACCAGCCAATCATGCTGCTGTTTGCCGAAGGGCCGTTTCATGCCAATGGATTCACGCTCGGCATACCTAGAAGCCACCTTCACTTCAAGCTCGGTGGGCTTCGCTTGGCCTAACTGCTGGTTTTTCTGCAGCCCTGCCACGGCCCCCGTCATGGCCAGGCCCTGGCCCAGGCCATCGCCACTCTCCTCCAATATCGATACCGCGATAAACGCCGCATTCGAGCAACGATCGACCTTCATCACTTGTTTCTCGACGGCCTCCATGTCCTGAAAGTTCGAACCATGGGCCACGACAGATACCGCCAAGGCCACGCAGGCCACAACAACACGCATTGCTGATTTCCTTACCAAGTAGACGCGATATCGATACCGCGTTCGGCCACGATACTCATCAAGAACAACGGATTGCAAAGTACAGGATTAAATTTCCTTCACCTTGCGCCCTTTGGATATAAGGCATTCGACAGCGCTTCGGCCATACTCCAAAGATGTTTTCCGCGTTTTGGTGCGTTTCAGAGGGGGGCGAAACCCAATGAGACCAGGGGTTTCGCCGCGCTGGAATACTCTGTGCTACACGCCAAAACACGATCATTGGTACAAAAATTGGTACGAGCCACCCCTCCTCCGGCGTTCTGCCGACCGCTCCCCCTCTCCCCATCGCTACACCTCGTCGGCTGCTGCTGGCCGGATGCACGCTCTTGATCAGCGGCACGACTGCACTGCCGCTTCCAGCAGATTCTCGTACCCGATCCTCTGCCTGCGCTCGGCCAGCAGCGCACGCACTTTCACCTCCAGGCTGTCGCTCTTGCGCAGGCCGGCAGCTGCCCAGGGCGGCACCGCGACCTCCGGCGCCCGGCATGACACCTGCACCGGCACCTCGACACGCACGTAGCTGATCTCAGGCGCCGGCCTCGCAGCACATCCCGCCACCAGCAGTCCAACCAGCATCACCTGCAGGGCCTGCAGGGCCTGCACTTTTTCCCAGGTCCTGCAGGTTTTCGAGCGGCCTGCACTTTTTTCCAACACCTGCGCGTTCATAGGCCAAGCTCCTGGTCGATGATCGAGGTGGCCGCAGCGCACTGATCGCCACCGGTGCGTTCCTGCTGCAGGCGGTTCGCCGCCGCGTAATCCAGATCTGCGCTGGCCTTGGCCTGGGTCACCGCCTGCTCTGCCCTGGCCTGGCGCTCGTTCGCGGCCAGGGTCAGGGCGCCCAGGGCCTTGCCCTGCTCCGCTGCCAGGCCTGCGAGGTTCTCGCGCGCAGCGGTGCACGCGGCAGCCTCGCTCTGGACCGCGTCGAGAACCGGTCGAAAGTGGCTGGTGGTGACCCAGGCGCCCACGGCCATGCCGAGCAGGATCAACAGACCGGCGCCGGCGAGGCGCAGCGCCCAAGTGCTCACGCAGCCCCTAGGAACAGATCGCGCTCACCGGCGCGACGACGCACAAGGCCCGGCAGCACCTTGCCGCCAGCCTTGTTCCAGCGCGGGAACTGCTCAGCGGCAGCGGCATAGTCCCCGGCATTGAGCAGGCGCCGCAGCGTTGACGATTCAAGGTTCGCCGAGCCCAGGTTGTAGGTGAAGCTGATCAGTGCATCCCACTGGTTCTGATTCAAAGGCGCCGTGACCAGGCGTTGCACATCCGGCTCGAAGCGCTGCACGTCGTTCAGCAGCATCCGCTCGGCCTGCTCCTTGGTGATGCTCATGCCGGCCTTCACGCCCCGGGTGGTGCCGTAGCCGATGGTCCAGACGCCGACGGCATCCTGATAGGCCTGCAGGCGCAGGCCTTCGAACGACTTGATCAGGCTCAAGCCGCGTTGCGATGTACGCATTGGTTTTTCTCCAGGCGAAAAAAAGCCGCTCAAGGCGGCCAGGAGTTAGACCGGAACAACCGGCCATGCCGGTTCAGGCACGCTCAAGTCGACGACCTTCAAATCTCGAACATATGCTTGCCATGACTTTGCGCTGGCGATCTCCTCGCCTGTGGCATCGCCAAGCTGCAAAGACACAAGGAGAGGCGTCATGGCCGACGATGCAGCGGCGAGCAATGCGTTCTGCACTGCGCGATTGACGCGGGGCCAATCGATAACAGGCGGCGGTAAATCAACCCAGCCAGGAAGTCCGTTTACGGGAGCCAACCTCTGGCCTTCTGGCGGAGTCTGCTTCCAGTACGTGTCGCATTCTTCCTCGGTGAGAAGTACCGCATCTTCCGGCCAATTCTCGTCAGAATAAGTGCCATCGTTTTTCCACTCGGCGGGGATGAAAGTATTAAGTGCGGGCGAGTAATAGGCTGCAGACATTTCAGTTCCCCAGTGCAAGCCATACGAACGGGCAGGTTTTGTTGAAGACAATGGTCTGGTTTGAATCTCCCGTGAGCGACGCAGCAACGGCGTCATATCCATCAGTACTCATGATCGATGCGTAGCCATTCGTGTTGATGGTGCCTGTGCCCATTGCGACAACAAGCCGGGCCGCCGTGGGGAACCTGGTTGGGTAAGTGACAGTCGTCCGCGAGGAGGTTGTGCCTGATGCCGGCAGCGTGCCAACCCCCCACTGAACAATCAAACCTCCAGGAACATCTGGAACGCGAATGTAGTCGTTAGCAGCAAACGAACGCTTTGGAAGCCATGCGAAAGGAACAGCATGATTACTCTTGGTCGGCTCCGCTACCTGCAGGGCGCCCCCTGTGCTGCTTATAAGAATCCAGCTGTCAATTGCGGCAGACCACACCACTGTGCACTGCCCATCAGCTACAATTTCTCCGCCCTGAAGCGCAACCTTGCTCAGACCTAGAAGAGGCTTGGCAACCAGTCCATTGGGCGCAAATGTGCTGGCCCCGCTGTTCGCAGTCTTGGCTCGGAAGCTCAGCCTTAGACCGTCAGTGAACGCAGTAATAGCCGGCGCGTAGGCGACAACATACGTGTTGGCGATGCCGGTATCGACAGCAAAAGCGCCGGAACCTCCTTGCACAATCAAACGGATAGCCTTTAACAGTTGGGTCAAGTCGGCTTCGTTTGGCACCATGCCGGCACCGACGATGACCGACAGCAACTCGTCTGTGACTGCATTGCCCCAGGCTGAAGGGATCAGCGACCCCGGAGTGCCATTGACGACGTCTTCGTCGATGAACTTCCCGCCAACCAGACCGGCATTCGGCAGACTTTTTGGATAATCCACGCGGTATCCCTCAGTTGTAATCAATATGAACCACAGTGTGCGCGGGCGCAGCACGGCGAATGACGCATTCAAGAGCGCTCCCAGGATTGACCCCGAACCTCTCCCCCCAATAACTGATGCCGAATCGACGTCCCAACCTCTGCCGGCCGCCCGTATGCAACGTCCACAGGAACTGCGCATTCCAAGTGCCGAAATGCGCACTTCCAAACCGCGAACGCCCCCACCGCGGAGCACGAAATTCGGTAACAGTGGCATTCGGGTAGCCCTGGCCCGCGGCGAGGCTGATGAAGTAGGAAACAGTCTGGCTGCCGACAGCAACCAGGCGCTGCTGAACGGCCAGGCGCCGGTCCTCGAACGAAGGGGTCGCGCCCAGGCATGCGTCAGGCAGGCTCATGACTGCTTCCCATTCAGGTACCAGTTCACTCACGCCGGCTGCGTCCATCTCGTTCAGCGCGGCGGCGGCGCGCGCCTCGATTCTGGCAAACTCTTGCGATACGCCCTCCAGTACAAGGTCGACTTCCGGCACCAGCTCAGGATCCCAAGCGGGGCCCAAGGGCAGGAGCGCCCGCAACTGTTCCTTGTACTCTTTAGCTGTTCTCACGCCAGCCATGTGCACCCTCCGAACGTCAGCAGTTGATTGCTTGCGGACTCGAGGTCGGCGGTAGGTGAGACCAGCACATGGTCCCACTCGCCCTTCGCACCACTGATGGCCTCACGCATGTGACTGAGCAGAAGTGTCTCGCCGAGGCCGGCTTCACGGTTGTGCAGATCGGCCAGTTGCGCCTCTACCGCAGCCCGCGTGGCGGTCGTGTCCGGGTTGAGCCGGATCTGGTAGATCACCGGAACTATCGCCGGGGCCAACACGTATACTTCAGCCGTCACCGGTCGGCGCCCTTCGATGTAGGCCTTCACCTCAGAAAGCTCACCAGCGTCGGGGACGGGGTTAGCGTCATCGTCACGCATGATGAACACGCCAACGGTGCCAGGCCCCATGTAGTTGCGCACGCACCATGCGCGAGTGACGCCTGCGCATTCGAGCGCCCAGGTCTCGTAGTCGTCCTTGCTTCCGCCATGAGGAATCACGCGATAGGAGCGAATCACCCGCGCACGCAGCGATTCGACGCTTTCCCTGGGCGTGCCTCCGGTCAACCCTGGCGCAAGCACGATGAACGTGCCAGCGATGCCTTCCACCGGCTGAACAAGGGTCAGGGGCTGGCCTGCATCCGCATTACCCAGGGTTCCGGCGTCGACCGCCTCGACGGTGGTTTGGTTGGTGCCGGCGCTGGTCGTCACGCCAGTGGTGACCTTGTAGGGCCGGCCGTCCTCAGCCTGAAGCACGGTATCGATATCCAATACTGCGCCGGTGGCGGCCTGGAAGCTGACGGAGCCAGCCGCTGGGGCGGCCGGCTTGCGCGGCTGCTGCAGCCGCAGCGATGCTATTCGCTCGAGCGTGTCTTCGTCGGCGGTGTCGGGCAGGATCTGTTCGATGATCCAGTTCAGGTACCCATACAAACCGAAAGCAGTACCAGCCTGCGCCCTGGCCAGCACCTGGGAATCGGAGTGGCGTAATGCGTTGCTGCCCAGATCTGCCTGGGACCGGCTGATCAGGGTCGGTAGCGAAGGTGTTTCAAACGGCATAGGTCACCTGCCACAGTTGGTCCGAGTCGATGATGAGGGTGGAGCCGTTGAGCAGTGTCAGCCCTACACGCAGGTTGATGCGATCAAGGCCGGCGCGCTCGCTGGTGACGGCGATATCAAGAACCTGTCCGTCGTCGATTAGCCAGCGCAGGGCCTCATTGGCGTAGTACTCGGCATCACGCTGGGTGCGGTCGGTCAGCTTCACCCGACGCAGCAGCCAGAGGCGAGAGCCGATTCGGTCGTCAGCTACACGCGGAAAGCTGTCCCCCCACCAGCCGTAACGCTCTTCGTCGTCAACGGGGTCGTCTGGGCCAGCCCGACGCCAGGTGAACAGGCTGATCACCACGGTCCTGACCAGGCTCTTGTCGGTATCGTTCATGGCCCACCTGCCGGTTTCTGGGTCTGCCCGGTACCAGGCATCACGCCGCCGTGCACGTGATTGATCTGGCTGATGCCACCGGCAACCTGGTCGCCGGTGGACTCGATGCGCCCCGTGGTCTTGATGAGCGGCGTGTCGAACTCGACGGCTGTACCGGCCTTGACCTTCAGCGTCATGGTGTCCAGCTCGACGACACGCCCGCGCTTGAACACGAAGGTATCGCCCTCGTCGGTGTACAAAGCCACCTCGCCAGCCTCCAGCTCCTTCAGGCGAAAGCGCCGGTCAGCCACGCAGACCACCACCCCGTGGGAGCGGTCGCCGCCCAGGAACAGCGCGATGCCTTCGGCGCCGGACTTGGGATGGCTGGTGAATCCGTAGGGCTCGAAGTGCTCCAAGCCGTCCTTCACTTCACCGGCGGTCAGCCGCATTTGCAGCGATTGAAGCATGTTGCCCGCCGAGGCCAGGGCCACGGTGCCGCGGGCAATCATGCGCGTCAGCATGGTCATTTTTTCCCCCAGTCTTCTGGTAGCAGGTATTCGAAGTTGTCGCCCTTCTTTCCCTTCTTGAGCTTGCGGCGCTTGAGTGGGTCCGCCGGCTCTGGCTCATAGCCTTCGGGCGGCCCGACCACCAGGGTGGTGATCATCCCGCTGTCGCTCAGGGTGTAAGTGACCTCGGCGATGACCATGTCACGGTCGAAGCCGATCAACGGGTCCACCACCCGCACCACGGTGTTGTGTCGCCACAGCGCGCCGTTGCTCTGCCGCCAGCCTTGCACGGTGTAGGTGGTTTGCAGGGCCTTGCCCATGCGGTTACCGCGCTCCCAGTTCGCGCGCCCCTGCGCGAGCTCGTCAGTCATCTGGCCTGCCTGGTGGATGATGTGCGTGCGCTTGCGGGTGGTGCGGCTGTCGGTAACGGTGGCGGATACCTCGGCGGCTTTCTCGCCGAAGGCGTTGTCGGTGCCGCTGCGCTGGCCAAGCACCTGGTACTCGGAAAACACGCCGGAGAAGTCAAGCGAGGCGCTGCCGGTGAGGACGTTGTTGCCGACCTCTAGCCGGTCGAAGGCACGCCCCTGGCTGCCCACGTCGGCCAGCACCACCTGGCCCCGGGCGTCGTCGGTCGAGAAGGCGCGGAACAAGGTGAGCAGACGGTCGATGGACTCGAACGCGGTTTCCCCTGGCTCGATGGTGTGGTCTGACAGCCGAGCGGTTGCCGCGATTTCGCTTGTGACCCGCAGGTTGTAAGGCGCAGCCAGCGCGCTGACGATGGCCAGCACGCCCTGATTCTTCCATTGCCCTGGCTTGTTGACGGCGGCACAGTCCACTAGGTCGGCAGAGAGTGAACGCCCGGAGACCGACATGGTGATCTGGCCGGCGTCGTGACTGATCGGGGTCGAAAACACCCAGCCGGTGAGCACAAGGTCGGCACCGATGCGAACTTCGCAGCGCGATCCCTGGCGGATGGGCCTGACAACCTCTTGCCCAGGCCAGCGCCAAGTGATGCTGAGACGGAAGTCGCGGGCCTGGCGTTCGAGTCCCGCCGAGATCTCAACGTCCTTCCAGCCGCCATAGTCCAGGCCATCAACCGTCAGGGTTACAGTGTTCTGTTCATCCATGCCCTACTCCTTGGCGAGTTTCAGTGAACGCGGCGGGACGAATCCGGGGTGCCGGACGCGGTTGCGCTGCACCACTTCTCCCTCCCGCGTGGCATCGCCGAACCGGCGGTACGCCAGCACCAGGGCTGGCAGTGTTTGCTCGGGCGTCACATCGACCAGGCGCACCCCGGATGCCGCGACCGCCGTCAGGTGGTCGTTCAGCGCGTGGCGCACGTTAGTCAAAGCCTGGTAGTGAGCGTGATCGGCCTTCAGCGCGGCCTGCCAAATGGCGTCGTTGAGGTCGTCGCGCAGCTCGAGCACGTCGTCGGCGACCGGAACTTCCGGGCGCTCGACAGGCTGTTGCTCCTGCTGATCCAGCGGTGGAACGCTGGTCACGGGGCTGGCCGGCGGCGCAACTGGCAGATCAGCTACGATGTTGCCCACCTGAACCAGCAGCGCGTCCTGTACCAGGTTGGCCGTCGCCTGCGCGGCGGCCGAGGTATCGGCCCCGCCGGCCGGTGGCAGGGTGTCGATCGCCCGCACCGCCTCCACCTGCTGATTAGCCAAACTGAGGGATCGGCGATAGCTCGACCCTGAGCTGCCCGACGAGAACAGATTGAACGAACCGCCAGCGAAGTAACTGCTGAACATCGATCGTAAGCTATCAGGGGCGTTGACGATGGCCTGCACGAAGCCGATGACGCCGTTGACCGCATTGGCGATCGGTGAGAATTGCTGCTGCACCGTGGCGAAGACACCACTCACGCTGCTGCGCAGGCTGTTTAGGTTAATGCGCGCCGCGTCGACCCTGTCTATGGCAGACGAGTAGCGACCCAACGCAGAGTCGAGCAGGCCTTCGGAGGCCTTGGCAGCGCGTTGCTGGGTATTCGGCTTCGCCCCTGGGTACTTGCGCGGCTGGTCTGGGTACAACTGCAGATCGAAGCGCACCATACCGCCTTCAGCGCGCTCGTGGCTTACTTCGCACTCGCCCACCTTGACCAGCATGCGCCCGAACCATGGGTGCACCAATTCGCCCGCGCCCTGGGTCTCCAGCGCCTCGAGCAGCTTGTCGCGCCGCTCGAAGCAGTCCGGCCCGATGACAAAAGCCGTGAGCTTGTGCACCTGGGCCCGCTTGCCTAGCTGTTCGAAGTACGGCTCATCCCGCTGCACGAATTCGTGCAACTGGCCACGCTGCCCGGTTGGCATCGAAGTCCGGTCGACCTCGAACGCCACCCCGCGAAATGAGGCAGGCAATAAGCTATCCCGCCAGGTTGTTTCGGTCATGCCGGCGCCGCCCCCATCGTTCGATAGCCAACCTTCGGCTTAATCTGCAAACCAGGCTGGTTGGTTTTGGGTTGCTCAACTCGCGTACCCGGGGGTGCGCCGTTGATATTGATGTTGAGCTCGCCCCCCACCTGGGTCTTGTTGCCGGCCATCACTAGGCTGCCCGGGGTCGGTGCCTTGAGTAGTTGGCCGGTGGAGGGAATGCCCATAGCTGCCGCCATGCCTTGCTGTCGAGCGACGGACTGCGCTCCCGCGCCCGCAGCGAGCAGGGCCCCGTCGCCAGCGCCCATGGCCACGCCGTTGCGCTGGTTCTGGGCGTAGGACGCGCGCTGCACCTTCGCGGTAATACCCTCCCCGCCCTCATTGAGGCCGAGAAATTCCAAGTAGGGCCGAATGTCCTCCCATAGCCCCTTGAAGAATCCGACGATGGGTTCCCAGTTCTTGATGATCAGACCCAGCGGCGTCCACGATGCGATAGTTTTGAACATTTCCCAGGCCGGCACGGCATAGGCCTTGATCAGCTCCCACATCGCGGAGAAGAAAGGACCCACCGTCTCCCAGTTCGCGATGATCAGGCCGGCGGCGGCGGCGATGCCGACGGCGATCAGGCCGATAGGGCTTGCCGCCAGCGCCAAGCCCATGACCTTCGTGGCAACCGTCGCGGCCACAATCGCGGCGCGAATGCCAGTGAATGCCACGCCAGCCCCAACCAGGCCACGAACCAGGTTTGGGTTTGCCTCGATCATCGCAGCGGTGTAACTGATCAGAGGCCTGATAGAGCCGACAGCCTCATTCAGGCCGGGCAGAAGCGCGTCGCCCAGCGCTCGGCCAACGCCGTCGATGGTGTTGCGCAGCAATTGCAGGTTGTTCGCCGTGGTCGCCGCCCGCGAGGCGTACTCCTTGTCCATCGACCCTGAGTAACCCTTTTCGTCGGCCACCTTCTGCAGGTTGCCCTTGAGCAGGTCCAGGTTGGTCAGCAGTGGCGAAATCGCGGTAATCGACTCGCTGCCGAATAGCTGGGTCATCACCCCGGCCTGCTTGGACTTGTCGACGTCCTTGAGTCGGTCGAGGATGTTCAGCACCGCGCCCTGCGCATCGGTCTGCATGGCCTTGGCCACTGCCTTGGAGTCGAGACGCAGGGCCTTGAACGCCTCGGCCTGGCTCTTCGTCGCTGCCGAGCCCTTGGTCATGGCGAGCATGAAGTTCTTGATACCGGTGGCCGCCACTTCCTGCTCTACGCCGACACCGGCCATGGTTGCGCCAAGTGCCGCGATCTGCCCCGACGCCAGGCCCGCGATCTCGCCGAGCGGGCCGATACGGGTCACAATGTCGGAGATCTGCCGGGTGTTTGCCGGCCCCGTGTTGCCCAGGTAGTTGATCTTGTCGGCCAGCGCGACCACGTCGTCCTGGCCCATCTTGAACGAGGTGCGCCACTTGGCCATCATCTCGCCGGACTGGTCAGCCGTCTGGTCGAAAGCCACGCCCATCTTCACCGCAGCTTCGGCGAAGCCAAGCAGTTCGTTTTTCGCGATGCCGGACTGACCGCCCGCTGCAACAATCTTTGCAATGTCGCCAGCCGCCATGGGCAGCCGCTCGGACATGCGCCCGATATCATCCCCCATCTGCTTGAACTGCTCCGGGGTATCGAAGTCGACGACCTTCTTCACGTCGGCCATCTGCGACTCGAACTCGATGGCTTTGCTGATCCCGGCCACGAACGGCGCCGCGATGGCGCCGCCCGCGATCAGGTCACGAAAGCCAATCTTGCCGAGCCCAGTCTTCTCAAGGCCTTTCTGAAAGCTCGAAACGTTTTTGCGGATTCCCGCCAGGGTTGGCGAGAGCTTGTCGACGCCCGTGATGAGCGCCTTGAGCTGGAACTTGTCAGCCATCACGGCACCTGCTGCAAAGCGTTGATGCGCTGGGCATGCACCAACGATTCGAGGAAGAGATCTAGCGGCTTGGCCAGGATCTGGTCTGGATCAACCTTCCAGAACCAGGCCAGGTCGTAGGCGAGCGCGATCAGGCTTTCGGTGTCGGCGAGGCCGCACTCATGAAAAAACGGGCAATCGCCCAGCTGGCCGTGTGCAGGTCAGACAGGTCCAGCTGGTTCACCGACGACGGTGGAATGCCAGCACAGACCGCGATGTATTTGGCCGAGGTGTCCATGTCCAGACTTATCTCGTCGTTCTGGTCGATCTTGTAGGGCAGCGACTTGATGGCCCGGACCTCCTGAACCGTAGGCCGGCGCAGCTTGAGCTCGTTGAGTTCCTCGTCTTGCGCCTTGATTGGGCTGGACAGCTTGATTACTTCAGTCATTGCCACACCCCTTTGAGACCGTCGAATTGGAGGTCGATAGTGCCGTCGTCACCGCTCGACACCGGTTCGTCAACCAGGTAGGCGCCGGACAGTACGTACACCTTGCCGTTGTTGAATTCGCAGGTAATGGTCATATCGGTACCGGCCACCAGCTTTTTCAAGGGGAAATCCGGCGTGTGCACCGCGGTGACCTTCACGTAAGGCGTCAGCTGCTCTTCCTTGTAATAGCCGGGCACGACCGACTCCCGCTTTACGTCCATCAGCGGTGCTTCGCAGCCACCGGTGATGGTCAGTTGGGCGCCGTCCACTTTGACGTAGCAGGTGCCCGCGACTCGTTGACCCATGGTCATGTCTCCGAAAATGAAAAAGCCCGCTCAGGCGGGCTTGTGGATTGGCTGGCCGGTTCAGGCAGCGGCGTCGTATTGCAGGCGGAACTGGTTGAGCAGCGCGAAGATGCGCAGGCCGTTGATGTAGTCCGGCGGGAACAGCACGTTGACCCGGCTCGGGTCGTTGCTGTCGCGCTCCACCACCAGGTACTCGGCAAACAGCTCGGCGTTTTCGACGTGGCCTTCGTTCTCCAACTTCCCGTACTGGGCAATCAGCTCGCCACGGATGGTGCTCGGCGTCACGATCGGCTGGCCGGCGCCGAAGCGTGTGCCGTCATTGGCCAGCTTGTGCCGGCCATACTTGCTGGTGATCACCCCCTGCAGGCGGCGAATGATGAACGCCGACTGGTGCATGGTCTCGCTGTCGAGGTAGGAGTTGTCGGCCTGGCCGTAGGCGTTCTTCTGGTAGGTGGTGATCGAGCGCTGGATGCGCATCGAGCCGCCTTCGAAGTAGGCCGTGGCAATGCCGTAGCTGAGCAGCGACTGCCGCTCGGTCAGGGTGAAGCGCTCGCTGGCCGGTGCAGCCTCGATGCCCGGCATGGCGCCGCTCTGGGTCGGACGACTGGCATCGGCAGAGATGAAGGCCGCCGTGCGCGCCGCCAGCGCGGCAGCGACCTGCCAGACCGGTTGCGGAGCGCCCTGCTCCACCCCCTGGATGGTGACGTGCTGATCGTTGCGCGCCTGGCCGGCGGCCACCAGCGTGCCGACGGTACCGCGCTTGGCGCTATAGACGTGGCCGAACAGCTGCTTGGCCCAGGACCAGCGACCGGCGCTGTCGTCCATGGCCAGCTTCCAGGCATCAAGCGTGGTGGTGTCAGTCCAGGGCATGCAGATGAACTCGAACGGCTCATCACCCAGCGCGGCCAGCGCGTCGACTTGGTCCGGCGTGCCGGTGCCGGCCGCCATGGCGGAAGCCGTCACGGTCAGGCCGGCGGGGGTGGACTCGCCGTTGGTCTTGCCCAGGCGGTTCAGTTGCAGCGCGATGTCGTTGCCGCTTTCGCCCTTCCACTTGCAGGACAGCGTGACGACACCGGCCGCGGCCTCGGCGGTGACCGGCAGGTCGACAGCGGCATTCACCTGGACAGCGAGCGCGGCGGCCACCTGGGTGGCCGTGGCAGCTACCGCGACCGTAGCCTGCACTCGCACGCCACCGATATAGAGGCTGACCAGGCCAGGCTCGGTCGCGGCGCCGGTCACCGTGACGGTACCAGTGGCGACGACGCCGGTGCTCGCCTTCAGCGGCAGGCACCAGACCTCGCCGACCGGGTCGGCCTTGCGCCAGATCTCGTACATGTTCGCGAGCATGGAGCCCTGGCCGCCGATGGATTTGGCCAGCGCAACGCTGGGCACCAGCACCAGCTGACCGATATCGTCGGCGGTGGCGTTGTCGTTGACCTGGCCGACGATCAGCCTGCGCATGACCGACGATGCGGAGTTGGCCGCCGAGTTGTCCATCTCCGCGTAGAACAGCGGCACACGGATATCGGCGGGGATGTTGCTGAAGCCGACGCTCATGGTTGAGATACCTCTTTCTTGGTGGCCTTGGCCGCTTTGGTGGTGACATCGCCGTCGGCGAGGCGGCGGCGCCACCAGACGGTGTCGGGAACTTCGCGACCCTCGACGGGCAGCAGGTCGCCCGCCTGTGGGTCTGGCACGGCGCGGCCGGGGGCCGGCACCACGGTGATGCGCTGGGTCATGGTTCGGGGTCTCCGGAGAACTTCACTTCGATGCGCCCGTCTGGGCCGGGGTTTTGCAGGTTCGGGTCGGCCGGGTCGATGCAGTCCATGTTGATGGTCGCCCCGGTGAACGGCGGCAGGCCGTCGAGTTCGTGCTCGTGCCAGGTCTCGGCGGGGTCAGTGCCAAGGTTGCGGCCAAGCTGGAAGCCGGCGGAGAAGCTGAAGCGGTAGACCACCCGGGCCCGGTTGATCAGCACAAGACCGCCGCCGTCGTAGACGATGGGCTCGTACTCAGCCGCCGGCCGCCAGCCGACCAGAGCGCGCCACAGCTCCTTGCGGAAGTCGTGCAGTAGGTCGCTGGCCTGCTGGCCGCGCTCGTCCTTGGTGTCCATTGCGAGCACCACCTCGAAGCGGTCCTCGATGTCCTGGATCACCGCGTTCTGGGCCCTGTTGTCGCCGGCCTTGTCGTCGGCAGCGATGACATAGGCTGAGGGGTTCTTCAGTAGCACCGACTCGCTGACGGCATCCAGGTCGATGCCGCCCGAGACCCTTGCATCCAGGCTCGGGCAATACTCACGCAGGTGCGCGATGATGGGGGAGATTTTCATGGTGTGGTTCCGGCCCGGCGGGCTTGATGGTCAGCTCAAGGCGGCGGCAAAGGCAGCGGCGAGGATCGACTCGACCTGAGCCTTTTCGTCCTGCAAGGCGTCTTCCATGTAGTTGGCCCTGGGGGCAATTCGCCAACCGCTTGCTGCGCGCTGTGCCAGAGCTTCGGCACGCTCGCCCTTGCGGCGACGTTTGCCATTGGCCAGCGCCCGGACACGGCCGCCCTGCTTCACGCCGTAGTGCAGATAGGCCGGGTAATAGTCCTTCATGTCCGGGGTCTTGCGTGGCGCGATCTTCACCAGGAAGCCAGCGCGCGACACCTTGAACTTGATCGAGTCAATGGTTCTGCCGGTGCGACTGACTGGATAGTTGTCTTGGCCGCGGGCAAGAGCCAGGTTCAACTGGGCACGGCGGGCGACCACTTGACCAGCCTTGCGCATACCCTTGCGGATCTGCTTCTTGTCGAAGATCTCGCGGCCGAACTGGTCGAAGCCTTCGATGTGCAGGTAACCGTCGACGGAGGCTGAGTTAGCCATAAATGCCACCTCCTGCTTGTTGCTGGCCAAGCTCTTCGACCTCAATCAAGGTGAAGCGCTTGCCGGCTGCCCACGGCGCACTGCGCTTGACGCGATAGACAACGCCGCCGGCCACTACCTCGTGGGACGTGGTCACGCCATCGATACGGCGCAGCCAAATGCGGTGGGTGATCTTGTCGTCGGTCTGTACGCTGTCGGTGTAGGCGGCGGTGCCGACGGCGCGGATCTTGGCCCAGCGGCGGCGATCCTGGGTGAATGCCGACTCAAGGCCGGCTTCTTCGGCGGGGATATCCTCACGCAGCCGAATAGTGATGCGCCGGTCGAGTTCGCCGGCGCCAGGCTCGATTACGTCCATTAAAAGTTCGTCCACCTGTGAGGCGTCCAGAGCGCCCGGGTTGCCATGGGCATATCGGTAAACGACGAAGAACCGGTGACGATCGCCGATTCACGGTTCGCGTACCAGTAGCCAATGAGCATGAGGGCGCCCTGGCTGATCGCCTTTGTCATCACCAACGCATTTCCAATTGGATCCGGCAGGGCCTCACCTTCTGGAATAAGCGCCCGATTCGTCCACTGCTCGAAAGCGCTCAACGCCGCGTCGGTATAACCCTGGATGAGGCTGTCCTCGTCATCGTGGTCGACGCGCAGGTGCGCCTTCACGACTTCGAGATCAATCATTTTTCGGCACCAGGGCCTGCAGGGCCGGCTTTTTCGCGTCTGCCGCGAATTCGATACCTTGAGCGGTGAGCCATTCTTTCAGCTTGGGAACGGTCATCTTCAGCGGGTCGGTTTCGTCTTCCGCGCCCTTCTGCAGCTCGATGGCTGCGTCGATTTCCTCTTGAGAGCTGCGCGAGGCAAAGCCCTGCGGCGGATAGTTCGCCGCCAGATACCCTGCCTCTACCCATTCGGCTACGGTCGGCCCATCTTCGCGCAGCCCCGACAAGTTCTGGCGATCGAGATACTCAGCAACTCCCAGGTGATCGACCGCCACCAGCGCGCAGCGCTCCGATACGTCCTGCTTGCCGGCCTGGACCTCAACCACCTGATTGCCGTCCACGGCAAACGGGAACGGCTTTTTGACGAAAATGCTTGGCATAAATCCTCCAGGGAGGCGGCGCCCGAAGGCGCCCGGAAAGATCAGGCAGCGCTCAGGGTCAGGACCTTGATCGCTTGGGAGTCGGTGAGCATGCCGCCGACGCGCTTGGTGGTGTAGAAGCCTACGAATGGCTTGTTGGTGTAAGGGTCGCGCAGCACGCGAGTGCCGAGACGGTCGACGATGGTGTAGCCGCGCTTGAAGTCGCCGAACGAGATCGCGTTGGCATCAGCGGCGACATCTGGCATGTCCTCGTTCTCGGTGATGCCGTAGGCCAGCAGCGTCGATGGCTGACCGAGTTCCAGGCCGGGACGCCACAGATAGTTGCCGTCGCTGTCCTTCAGCTTGCGTGCGCGGGCAACGGTCAGGTTGTTCATCATGAATCGCCCGTTGGCGCGGTAGCCAGCCTTGAGCGAGTGCACCAGGTCGATCAGGTTGTCACCGGTGAAACCGCCAGCAACACCGGACAGAATTTTTTGCAGCTTGCCGAAGGCGCGGGTCTTGTCAGTGTCGGTCACCAGCTCATAGGCCAGATAGCCCTTCGGCTTGCCGGCGCCATTGCCCAGGGTGAACGCATTGCCCTCCTTGTCGGAGAACTCGCGGGCGACTTCACCATCGAGCCAGGCCTCGGCGTCGAAGAAGATATCGTCGAGGCTGGTCTGAGTGGCTTGTGGGTTGGCGTAGAGCTCGCCCATGAACGCTGCGATTTGCGCCAGGGTCGGGGTGCCGGTCGCTGGGCGTGGATCAGTCTCGCCGACCCAGCCGGAACCGGCGCCGCCCAGGCTGACCAGACGCTTGTAGTCCGGGGAACCCACGGTGATCTGGTTGCACACCTGGCGCATCGGCGACGCATCGCGCAGCAGCTCGATGATGTTGCGGTCCAGCTCCTCAGGTACGGCGTACCCACCGTCTGCGTCGGCGCCGATCTGCAGCGCCTTGGCCTGCAGCTCGCCCAGGCCAGTGTCGACACCCTTGCGGATGAACTGCATGAACGCAGTCTTGTGCTCGCTCGCGGCCTTGGTGCCGGTGCCATTGGGCCGCTTCAGTTCGGCCAGCTCCTTCTCGAGCGAGGACTTGAGCTCGTCGAGCTCGCCCAGCTTCTCGTTCAGGGTGTCGACCTGGCCGGAGAGCTTGCCCTTCTCGGCCTCCAGGCCTTCGATGCGCTTGTCGTTCTTTTCCTTGAACTCGTCGAACTTCTTGCCCAGGGCATCCGCGACTTCTTTGATGTCTTTTTCTTCAACGGCCATGAGAGGCTCCTTCAATGCGGTCAATAAGGGATTTCAGATGATTGAGTGATGCGTCGGCACCCGCCTCTCGCGGTGAAACTGCGCCGTAGCCTTTGGCCATGAAGGCCTTGGCCTGGGAGCCGGAGAACCCTACCTCGCGCAGGGCTCGCTCCACTTTGCTGGGCGGCGGGGTTTCGCCGCGGGCCAGCAGAGATTTCACGTCAGTGATCCGGGCCTCATCGTTGGCCGGGAAGGTGACCAGGGAGAGCTCCCACAGGTCGATCTGCTTCAGGATCCAGACGCCCTTTTCCTTGTCGTACTCGTAGTCGTCCAGCATGTAGCCGATGGAGGTACCTGTCAGGCTGCCGGCCTTCATGTGCGCATGGGCACGCTTGGCGAGCGGGTCGTCCTCGATGAGCAGTCGACCTTTGAAGAACAGCCCCACATCGTCCTCGCGCATCTCGGTGTAGATGCCGATCGGCTCGTTCATGTTGTGCTGCCAGAGCATTGCCGGCAGGCGGCCCTTTTCTTTCCACTTGGCCAGGCTGGCTTCGAAGGCACCTCGGACAACGACGTCGCCATAGCTGTCCTCGACGCCGAAGACGGACCCGTAACCTTCGAATTCGCCTGTTTCGCTGACCGACTTGATCGTCAGCGGGCGGTCAAGGCGCTGTTTTGTCTGCATCGTCGGCAGCCTCTGGTTTGGTGGTCATGTTCAGGGGAGTCAGGTACACATCACCGCCTTCGCGCGGGTTCATGTCCTCAAGGTCACGGCATTCGTTGGGGCACAAGATGCTCCACTGGATGCCCTTCGCGTAGGCCTCGTAGCGCCCCTTGAGGTCGCCACGCATCAGGGCTCCAGCATTGAACTTGGCGTAGTGGGTGAGCCGATCTTTTTCGTTGAGCAAACCGACCTGCACCCGGTGCTCGATGCGCGTGATGATCGGCACCAGGGAGTAGTTCACGAAGTTCATGCCCATCTGCTCAACGTTGTTGAGCGTCATCTTGTCCATGTTCGCAACCAGGTGCGGCGGGACGCGGAAGAGGCCGCAGATCTGCGCATCCGTCATGCGCTTCGACTCGATGAACTGAGTGTCCTGGGCATTAAGGCTGATCGGCTTCCAGTCCAGCCCCATCTCCAAGATCATTGGCTTGTAGGCGTTCGCGGTCCCCATGTGCTCGCCCTGGAACTCGCCTTTCAGCCTGGAGAACGCTTCGTCGGTAAGGGTCTGCTCGGTACGCAGAACCCCGCTGGTGACCGCGCCGTTGGTGAACAGCTTGCCTGCGTGAGCGTCCATCGCCTGGCCAAGACCCAGGGTCTGCCTGGCGTAGGCGATAGGATTCAATCCATTCAGGCCGTCCAGGGTGAACAGCCGGACATGCCAGATTTCTTTCTGGCTGAGGGTCTTCGGTCCAGTTTTGAAATTGACCTTGTATTCAACTGACCAATCATCGTTGAGCTTCGGCTGAACAATGTCAGGGTTGAGCGGCAGAAGTTCGACGACGTTGCCGAGAGCTTCGACCTTGTAGGCGTAGAAGTTGCCACGTAGGCACAGACATGCCACCAGCATTTCCCAGAATTCCTGGGAGGTCATGTAGCCGTTTGGCGCCATGGACAGCAGCGGGTACAACCGGTGACCAACCGCCGGCAAGCGCACCTTGTCCGTTTGTTTCATCAGCCGGCACGGGAGCATGCCGATAGACTCGGACAGCACCCTGACGCAGTTGAAAACAACCAACTGCTGCAGGGCGCTTGTAGTAGTGACCCGCTGCCCTGACGTCGACTCGTACCCGGCCCCGAGCACCTGAGCCAGCTTCTCGGGCGTATCGATGATCAGCGGGTTGCTCTTCCTCCCAAGGAGTGCTCGAAACATCAGCTACCCCCTCGAATGATCGCGTAGGCGGACAGGCCCATCAGGATGCCCCCGCACACCGAGAGCGATACGGCCTCACCAAAGCCAACCCACAAACCGCGAGCCAGCAGGCCGAAGCCAACCATTCCGACCAGGTCCGGCAGGCTTTCGCGAAGGCGATCGAGTACCGGCACCCCGCCCTCCCGAGGAGCCTCTTGTTCAGGGGTCATAGCGTTCTGATTCCGTGCTTGGTGATGTGATCGGAGAGTGTTTTCTCCGGGTTCGCGTTGGCCAGCACCCGACCAACCGCCATGATCAATGCCACTGCGCCGTCGATCTTGTTGTCTTCGCCCTGCTTGATAGGTCGCACCACGTCATCGTTGCCGGGCAGATACTTGCCAATGACGTTGCTGATGCACCAGGTCATGATCGGGTTACCGTCATGATGGAACCGGCCCGACTCGATGGCCGCCTCCAGCTCCTTCATGCCATCCGACATGTTGGTGTAGTTCTGGGTGATCGTGATCGGGTTGAACCCTTCATCATCCAGCTGGTGACCAAGCCCTGTAGCGCCGTGGGGGTCGATGGGGCTCCAGCGGATCGGCGCAATCTTGTTGGCCTCCTTGGTGTCCTCAAGGATTTCCCGGTAATCGACCTCGGCACCGTCGGTTGCCCTTAGGTGCCCGGAGTTGATCCAGGCCTGAAACCGCTCCGACATGCGCTGATTGTCAGGATTGTGCGCGGTGTCTTCAGGCACCCAGAACGCCGGGGCCACGCTGTAGTAGTGGATCTTCCCGTCGATCTCGCGCCAGAACAAGCGCGCCCGGGAGTTCATGTCGAGCTTGCGTGCAAGGTCGAATCCCGCGATCCACTCCTGCCCCTCGAATTGCTCGAGCGTGAGCGTTGTGTCTTCGCATGCCTTCCAGCTCTCCACGTTGAAGAAGTTGGCCTTGGCGCTCACCCACAAATTCAGGTGCTTGGTCTTGAACGTGTTGGTGAAGCGAGCCGAGCGTATAGCGCGGGCCAGCTGGCTCTCCAGATATTCCTGAAAAACCGAGACGCCCATGCAAGGATTGGCCTTGGCCAGGTTCTTCGGATCAGTCCAGTCGTCACCCTCGTCCAGAGTCCAGATGTAGCCGAACAGCTCTTCGTCAGGGACCATCCCCTGCAGCATCTCGATGACCTGGCGCCGCTTGTCGTAGCACGGCCCCTCGATGTTCGCCCCGGCGGTGGTGATGATGAACATCAGCGGCTGGCGACGGGCACCCATGCCAGTCAGCATGGTGTCGTACTGGGCCGCACTGTCGTGTTCGTGGAATTCGTCGATGATCGCGCACGACGGTGAGGCGCCGTCGCCCGGGTTGCCGATCAGTGGCTCGAAGCGGCTGCTGTCCGACGGGATGTTCATGTTCGAGGCGTTGACCTCGATGCCCGCCGCCTCTATCAACATCGGCGAGCGCTTGACCATCAGTCGCGCCGGCCTGAAAACCTCCCAGGCCTGCTTCTCGGTCGTGGCCCCCGAGTACACTTCGGCGCCGAACTCGTTGTCGGCGGCGAACATGCTGAGGCCCACACCGGCCGCGATCACCGACTTGCCGTTCTTGCGCGGCACCTCCCAGTAGCTTTCGCGAAACCGGCGGTACCCGCTCTTCTTGCGCACCCAACCGAAGGTACACGCCAGACCAAAAAGCTGCCACGGCTCCAGGGTTATGAGCTGTCGCTTGAACGCCCACTCACCTTTGGTGTGCGGCAGAAGCTGAATCAGTCGCAGCTTCTTCTCAGCCTTCTTGGCGTCGAACTTGTAGGGGTAGGCCTTCGAACGGCTGGCCTCGACATCGGCGAAGTGCCGCTCGATTGCCAGATGAATGTATCGGCACGCCGGGAACCTGCCCTTCAGGACGGACCTCGCCCAAACCATCGCCTTGTCGACGTTGGTATTTTTGGTCTTGGCCATTAGGAACTCAGCAGGGCTGCAAACTCGTTGGTGGATTTCTGTTTATTCCCGCCGATGATGCGGGTCCGGCTGGCAGGGTCCAGGCCCAACATCGAGCCGAAGGTGACCATCTGGCTCATCGCCTCTTTGGCCGCAGTCAGCGCGGGGTTCTTCACTGGCCCGCCAGTGGCTCCAGACACCACGATGCCGTGGGCCTCCACCGATTCCTGCGCGAGGCGCCAGTTGCCGTAAGCCGTGCAGAAAGCCTCGACGTTGTGCAGGTCAGTGAGCGCCAGGACCTTGGCCCGTAGCAGCTCAGGGACAATCATTTTCCAGACTTCAGCCGCACGCCTTTCCAGCCACTCGGGTGGATCGACGTTGGTCACCAGAGAGAAATCAGGCTCATCCTTGTTGAGCTTTCGCTTACCCGGGTTTCCGGCCAAAGCCTTCTGGGCCGTGGGTTTGGGGCGACGGCCCGATCGCCCAGCAACCCCCGGCATCGGTGCCTCCAATGAATTTGATATTTCGCGGGTGTAAAAAAACGGTTGGGCGGCATGTGACCGAGGCAAAAGGCAGTAACTTTTGACCCTCCCCCCTCCCCATTGATGAGATTCACTCTCATCAATGGGGTTTGGCGGCGATCGCCTGCCGTCGAGCTTGGGCGTCGCGCTGGGTCTTCGCCTTGTGGCAGTCGTGGTTGATGGCCTGGAGGTTGCCATCGTCGTCGGTACCACCCATCGCGACCGGAACGATGTGGTCGACCTCGTCCGCCCCACGCAAGCGCCCGAGCCTCTTGCACTCGGAGCACTGGCATAAGTAGTGATCGCGCTTCAACACCTTATCACGCAACCGGCGCCATGGGCGCCCACCGCGACCCTTCCCTTGATGGCCTGCCCAAGCCTTAGCCAGGTCGGCATGGGCATCACAGAAACGCTGATTTCGCGTGAGAGCTTTACAGCCCTGTGCTCCGCAAGGCTTTTGTGGTCGAGGCGGCATAGTTCACCCCTCAACCTTGCGTTCGGCCCAACGCTTCCCGAGCTGACGAGCCTGCTCAACACCCAGGACACCGACAAAGCCAGCAGTAGCGAACGACCAGGCGATGCTGAGGCCGAACTCCTTCACCGTCAGGCCAACAACCATGACGATCAATGCGCCAAGTGCCGCCTCGATCAGCTGGCGTCCTGGTCGCGTCTCCTTGCCGTCGTACTGGATACGCAACCAGGTCAGGGCGAATGTCAGGCCCATCGCTAGGCCGTTCTCCCTCAGGGCGGTTAGCACCAACACCCAGAAGGACGGGTCTTTTTCTGGCATGTTCGGCATCTCGATTCCTCCCGTTGCAGGGAGCGCAAATGAAAAAGCCCCAGCGTTTGCCAGGGCTCAGAAACGACGAAGCCCGACACAATGGCCGGGCTTTCGATTGTCACTCCTCAACACGCGCAGGAATGACAGGATGGGGTTAATTTCGCTCAGTCGCTCACTACTGTCAACACCCAGCACGAAATATGATCACCCCTTTGCAAACGCCTTCACTACTTCATCGACCTTGATATCGCTGGGGAGCGGCAGAGGACTGACCTCCACAGCACCTTCATTGGAGAACTTCGTTTCAGCCAATGACCGAGCGCTGCCATTGATCGACTTGAATTTGCCTTTTGAGTACTCCCAGACGTGCACCTGGCTATCGCCACCCCAGCCTTGAGCGCGGCAGCCAACCATATCCCGAGAGCCAATGCGCTTGGCCTCGCAGACTGTTGGGTCGTTCGGGTAGATTTTGTGGTTGATGTACAGAAGGGTTATTTCATCAATGGCCTTGGCAGGGACTGCCGCCTGCGGCGCCTGGGCGGGGGCTTGCGCTGGGGATGCGCGGCCAATGGCGGCTTTCTCTTCAGGGGAATGCTTCGGAAGCACAAACCCAAGAAACACTGTGGCGACAAAAAAACCAGCAATGGCGCCGATCAGGTTCCCCGCAAACTTGCCAAGATTCCCCCGTTTTTTGACGATAAAGATCCAAACGCCGATCCAAATCACAAAGCTCAACAGAATAAGCAGTAGTCCTTGCATGTTCCCTATCTCCTCAGCGGTGTTGCCAGGACATAAGGCATGCCCTGGCTAATCCAGAATGGTGGAGGAAGAGCTGGCTTCGAGCAACTTAGGCGGCCTCATTCATCAGCAGGCCTTCGGCTTCCAGAATCAATCTAACTTCGGCCAGCGCGTCGTCGATAATACCGTCGAGCTTCTCGTTGATACCTTGCCTCCAGCGCCGGCGCGTCGGCTCCGGCGTGGCATCGAGATCCCAGGTATTCATGTCGTAGAAGCTGTCAGGCAGGATAATCACATCCTCTTCGAGCGCCTCGATGCGCTTCTTCGCGGCATGGCCGGCGGCAACCGCAGCGTTCACAGTGGCTTCGCGGCGCCATGGTTTCGCATCCAGCGGAATGTTTACCGAAACAGATTGCGGGACCTTGCGGCGCGCACCCTTGAGTTTCGGAATGGCCCAAGCAGTGACTGCCCTGTAGATGAAGAGCGTCGACGCCGGACTCGCGATCAGTGGTCGGACCAGCGTAATCGCCTGAACCTTCTTCACCCTGTTGGTGCTGTACTTGGCGACCAAGGCATCCCAGTGCCGCCCCTTGAGCAAGTGGTGCAGCCGCGCCGCCAACCAGTAATCCACCTGGGTACGGTCAAGTCCGTGCGACTGACCACCCAGTGACGCCAGGCACCCGCCCTCTTCCTCTGCCGATTTGTACAGCTTCTGCCAGGCCTGCCCCTTCGCGGCGCCCTTCTCCCCAGCCGCCAGAGCGGCAACGACTGCACCCGATACGCTGTTGTAGATCATGTTCTTCCCCTCAATCCCCGGTGTAGTTTGTGCCGCCGGCGCCGAGCCGGTTGCTTCCCTGATATCCCGCCTCAGGCCCGCCGGCCTGGGGTCTTTTCAACTGCTCAATTTGCCGCTGTGCGGCCTGTAGACGGAGGCTCAGCTGGGTCACGAGCTCGCCCAGCTCCAGCGCCTGCCCGGTGGAGGCCTCGACCCACCCGGAGGCGCTGCACTGCACGCAGGCCATTTCGTAGAAGACGCCCTTCACAACCGCTTTGCCGCGGCACGCGGGGCACTTGCCCAGGTCTATCACGGCCTTCTTCAAGGCTGGGCCGTGGTTCTTCCTCATGAGTTGGACGCCTTTACCCAGCGCCGCACCGACAGCTCGCACCCCATCCTCAAGCAGACTCCGTTGGCCATTCCCCGATGGGTCGCCCGACGCCCGCAGCCGCAGCTGCAGCGCCGGCGCGACTTCGAATCAACCTGTTCCTGATAGCAGATCTGCCCAGGCAGCCCGCCGACGAATCCCCAGCCCTCCATCCCACCGCGCATTGCCGCCGAGCGGGCCGCGGGAGACATCGTGTTCAGGTCGGCCATGGCTGGGCCTGGACGCTTTCCAGTCATTTCGAATCCTCGCCTATTACTAATTCGTTAAGGTTGCCTGAAGCCTCGCCGCCATTGGGCTGTGGCGATTTCTGCGGGATTTCGAATAAGGCCTCTTTAAGGCCGTGGATGGCTTCGAAGCCGATCCGATCAAGCCATGCATGCCACTTCTCCAGCGCCAACTTGCGCTGCTCCATGGCCTGCGTGTGGATGTAGGTGCTGGCGATCTTGCCCAGCGTGTGATTCAACAGCATCTCGCCGATGTGGCCGTCGATACCGAGGTCGGTCCAGGTGGTGCGGGAGACCTTGCGCAGATCGTGGCTGGTCCACTCACCCCGCCCCAGGCGGGTGAACACTTGGCTGGCCTGGGTCTCGCTCAGGCAGTGGCCACGGCGATTCGGGAACAGGTAAACCCCTTCGTACCCCTGGGCCTGCTGAATCGCCCGGTACCGCGTCAGCAGCGCCTTGAGCTGCGCGGTCAATGGCAGGCGATGCTCGGTGCGGGTCTTGGTGTGGGCCGCCGGGATGAACCACTCGGCAGCGGCCAGGGTAATGTCGCTCCAGCGGGCCATGCGGGTCTCGCCGATCCGGGTGCCGTGAGCCAGCATCATCAGGGCCAACATGGCGTCATACGGGGCAGCGTCGAAGGCCTGGGCCAGCTGCTGCATCAGCTCCGGCAACTGCACGCTGCGCAGGCGGGCCGCCTTGGGCGCGATCTTGGCCTTGGTGAAGTCGCTGAAGCGCATCCCTGCCATGGGGTTGTGGTCGATCAGGCCCAGCTTCATGGCTTGGCGGAATGCCGTCAGCAGCAGCGCGAACATCTGTCGCAGGTAAGACAGCGACACCTCGGCCTGGCAGGGCCACATCAAGTGTTTGTCCAGCGACTCGGCATTCACGTCGGAAAGGGTCAGGCCGCCCAAGCGCGGCTTCAGGTGCTGGCCAATGCCGGAGCGCGCCCCGGCCTTACGCTTCAGCGACAGCGAGCGGTCGCGGGCCAGGCGGTCACCGTACCAGTCCAGCAGCTGACCCACGGTGATCATTCCCGAGGCCACCGGTGCCGTGGCCGGGTCGCGCAGCAGGCGTTGCCGCAGCATGGGCAGCTCGGCGATCACCGCCGACGCGCTCAGGTCGGGCCAACGAGCAATCGGCAACCAACGCTTACCACGCACCAGGTGCCAGGTGCCACGGTCGCGAGTGCTCCAGAAGCGCAAGTACAGGCCTGGGTGGCGCGGGTCGCGCAGGTCACGCACCGACCTGTCAGCGGCCTGCCGGCGAACCTCGGCCTCGCTGAACTTCACTTCCCGGGTCGCGCTCATGCGGCCACCGTGGCGGGCTGCAGCAGGTAGGCACGGATGGCCTCCACCGCGTCGATACTGCCCCGGCACACGATGGCCAGGTAACCTTGGCGATGCAGCGCCTGCAGGTAGGCATCCTGGCTCGGCGACACCGGCGCATCAAACGGCGGCCGGGCCTTGAACTCGATGTACAGGCCAAACCACCCACCGCGCGCCATCGGCAGGACCAGGTCAGGCACGCCGGCCTTGACGCCCTGCCCTTTCAGCTTGGCAGCCACGGCCTTGACCCGGTGCCCGCCGTTCGGGACGTGGTAGATCAGCGCGTAGGCCTCGGGGTAGCGCAGGCGCAGCTCCTGCATCAGCGCTGCCTGCTCCTGGCCCTCACGATCGACGGGCTTGGCGCGGGCCGGCTTGGCCTTGAACGGGCGAAGGTCAGGTGCATTCATGCGATCAATACCCTCTCGCGGACCAGAATGGCCTGGGTGCGCATGACGCCCTCGGCGTGGTAATGGCGGGCGGTGTCGCGGTCAACGACGCGGCTACGGCCGTCGCAGGCATCGTGGCACGCGCTGCACGCCCAGGCGCCCTGCAGGTCGTTCGGCTTAAATCCAACGCCACATGTGCCGCCCATGCGGTAGTGGGCCAGGACGGTGGTTTCGGGATTGCCGTTGCACACGCCCGGGATGCGCACCTGGCACTCCCGGCCGCGAGCGGCCTTGGTCAGTCTGGATTGCCGCATGGGTTCTCTCCTTGGGCGGTGCTCATGCTGGGATTTCCTTGCGGGCGTAGCGCGACGCCAGCGGTCGGTCATTGGCGGCCGGTGCCTTGATGGGTGGCTGCCAGTTGGCGGTGAGGTTCTCGAAACGGTTGTACTGGCCCAGGAAGGCCGCACGGACGGTGCCTGTCTCGATGTCGCGGCCCTTGCCGATAATGATTTCGGCCACGCCCTTGTACTCGCTGTTCTCGTGGTAGACCTCGTCGCGGTAGACGAACAGGATCACGTCGGCGTCCTGCTCGATTGCCCCCGATTCACGCAGATCAGAGGGCACGGGGCGCTTGTTGGGTCGCTCCTCGCACTTGCGCGACAGTTGGCTGAGCAGCACGACCGGGATGCCAAGCTCGCGGGCGATCTGCTTGCAGCCGCGACTGATGCCGCTGATCTCCTCGGTACGGTTGCCACCCTCGCCTTCCATCAGCTGCAGGTAATCGACCATCAGGAGGTCGAGGCCATAGCGCATCTTGTGGCGGCGAGCCAGCGAGCGGATACGCCCAACGGTGGCGCCCGCTCGGTCAGCGATGAACAGGTTCGCCTGTTGCACCTTCAGCGAGCCGAGCCCGAGTTCAGTCGCATGGGACTGGCAGGCAGAGCCGTTCTTGATCAGGTTCAGCGGGACACGCCCTTCCGAGGCCACGGCGCGGTCAATGAGCTGGCTTTTGCTCATCTCCAAGCTGACCACCAGCGATGACTTGTTCTGGCGCACGGAGGCGTCGAGGGCAAACCCCATGGCCAGGGTTGTTTTACCCATACCTGGGCGCCCGGCGACGATGATCAGTTGCTCGGGCTGCAGGCCACCCAGCTTTGCGTCCAAGTCAGCCAGGCCGGTAGAAAGACCGATCAGGGTCTCGCCGCGTGACAGTCTGTCGTGACGCTCCTGCCACACCTCCAGCTGGTCGGCCATCAGGTCGGCGGCCTTCACCACCTCCTCGACCTCACTGCCGGAATCAATCGCCATGGCTGCCGCCTGGACCGACGCGATCTTCGCCTGGATATCGCCCTGGCTCTGGGCGATTTCGAGCGTGCGCTCGCTCAGGTCGTAGAGCGCCCGCTCGATGGCGCGCTCGCGGACGATCCCGGCATACGACGCGGCGTTGGCCACGCTCGGGGTGTTCTTCACGATTTCGGCGCAGTACGCCAGCGCGTTGTCGCCGGAAGGCAGCGTACCAATGCGATCAGCCACGGTAAGGAAGTCGACAGAGCCGCCCGCCGCTTTCACTGCCATGATCCCGCGATACACATCGGCGTTATCAGCGAAGTAGAACGACTCCGCCGACAGATCGTCGGACAGCACGTCGATCAACTCGGGACGCTGGAGCATGGCCCCCAGCAGGCTGTGCTCAGCCTCGGCGCTGTAGGGATCACGCATGGTAGTTACCCTCCACCACCTTGACGAAGTTTGACGGGGCAATCAGCCAATCGAAAGTGGCCCGGAAAGGCGCGCCGCCAAACTTCCCGGCAGCCCGACCCATCAGGAAGTCCGACTTCGCGACGTCAGCGAAGTACTCGGCCCAGAACTCAAGACTCTGGTGAACATCGCTCTGGTTCCAGCGGGCGCGGAGTTGTTTCTTGCGCGCCTCCGACACGAGAACGACGGCGGGCAGGGTCGGTGTGAGCAGTCGGTTGAACAGATTGACGATGTCCTGAACCGGGCAAGACGGCGAGCGCGGAACGCGGTTGCCATC